TTATTTGTTTTTCTTTTTTGTATTTATTGTTTTAGTACTTTTCTTTGCAAGTTGTTTTTTCTCTTTTTGGATTTGTTTTATTCCTTTTTCAGGCGTCGGAAGTTCTTCAGGAGCTACTCCACTAATTTCAATCATTGTTTCTCTTACTTTTTCTCCTATGTTAAAATGTGTATCGTTTGCTTGCTCTTCTCCATTTATATCGCCTTTTTTTAATCGTTCTTCAGTTTGAGTTATTCTAAAATAATTAGCTGCTAATTCCGTAGAACCCATATGGTCAAGTATTTGCTCGTTTTTGCTAAGGTTTTTCCTCTTCTTTATATCTGCTGCAGTTTCTCCATTATACAAACCTTTATAACCGAAATTTTGAAATTTTCCAAAGTTTTGAACTCCTACATTTTGAGCTTCTTTAGCGAGTAATTTATTAAATCCTTTAACATCGCTTCTCAATTTCAATCTACGTTCATCTTCGGAAAGTTCTTCAAATTCAGATTCAATAATTTCTTGTTTTCTAGTTTGAACCGCAAAATATTGTTGTCCTAATGCTACTGATTTCTTTCTAGGATCTGCATTTTGCACAATAATATAACAAGCATACCTTGTTAATTTCATATCATCTATCATTCTTTCGGTATTGCTGCCTATTTGAACCATATTGCCGACGTCGGCAATATGGTCTAACACAGAAATATTAATGCTTTTCATTGATTCTTTTGCTTTATTGATAACTTTAATAAAATTCCCCCACTTTGAATACTCGATAACCTTCATCAGTTCTCTTGCATACCAAAATTCAATTCCATTTTCATCCATGTGTTTAATATCTTCAAACATACTAATGTTGTATTCTCTTAAATCACTCATAATTATAATTTCTCCTCAATATTTTATTATTAACAATGTGTATTCTTTCTGATTCTGTTATGCTATTCCTCTCCATTCAAATACCCCGTTATCTTTTCTATTTGTTTGTCGTTAAGTTTTCCAACTTCTCTAGCATATAATAAACTCAATTCTTTCTGCTTTTCGTTCAACGAATCTAGTCTTATTCTCATTTCGCCTGAATAAATACTTATTGCCTGTAAAATTTTTTCTTTATCATTATCACTTAGCTGATAAATTTTGAAAAGTTTTTCTGCAAAATCTTTTGGAATATTTCTTTTTCCGTTTTCGATTGCTGATAAATACGAAACAGAAATTTCAAGTTTACGAGCCATATCAGAAGAAATTTCATCGTTGTCAATTCTAATTTTTCTAAGTTTTTTTCCTAAATTTGTAACTCCTTTAGTTTTCATATTTACTCCCTACTTTCCTTGTTTTGAATACATTGTATCAAATATTTTTATCTTTGTCAACAATTTTGAAAACAAATTTTACAAATTTGTAAAACAGTATTTTCACTATATTAAAAAAATATCATGACTTTTTCATTCCACAAAAAAAGATAGCCATTTCTGGCTACCTCTATAATTTATTTTCCTTTGTTTGTGTCACTCATCTTTTTGTTATAGTAATACAGTATAATTAATGATATTACTATGCTCAACATAACTATTATAATATTTTCTATCAAAGATTTTTCCCTTAACGACTCTATTAATGATATTTTTTGTGTCTTGTTTTCCAGTATCAATTTTTCTATATTTCTTTTGTACTGCCAATCTCTCTGGGCTACAGACAAAATTGAACTGATAGTATAAAGCACGATTAATTTCACTATTCCTTTGTTTGCAAAGTTTATTTTTTGGCTTTCCTGAAAATCTTTATGCTTTTTATCTTTAAATATCAAATCCCTAATCGTCTTTTTTGTCCCAGCTATCGCCATTATTCCCACCACCTAACCATTTATCAATAAGCCTATCCAATGCCTTAGGCACTTTATCCTCAAGAACTTCAATTATCAATTCCACAAAATAACCTACAACAATTATCAGTAACATCACTACAATATCTATTTCAGGAATCTTCTTTAAGAAACCCAAATACATCAAAACATATAAAGCTAATGCCATTATTCCGTATAGAATCCTAATTGCTATTGGATTTATTTTCAAATGGTTGTTTACTCTGTATAATAAATTTCCTAGCGTTCCTAAAATCAATCCATACACTATAAATACCAAATCGACTAAATAATTTTCCATTTCTGCTCCTTATTTCTGAATTTTAAAGTATATTTTTGTTTCCTGCTTTTTCTACATCGAAAATTTGTTGTAATATAACTTTTAAGTCAAATGTTTTTCTAGCTTCTTTTAAAACTTCCGTCAAAACTTCTTCGCCAATCTCTTCAGCAAAGTTAGGAATAAATTTTCTGTCAATTGACTTTTCTTTTTCCAATAACTCTTCTAATTTATCCCAAAAACCTTCATACACTTGATTAAATTTTTCTACTCCAGCTTTTCCTTTTGCAACTATCTCTGTTTTATAGATTAAAGTTTTTCCTAATTCCAATATTTTACCTGTCAAATATATTTTTGCTGCTAATTTATCCATTTTTAACACTCCTATTTTCTTATTTTAATTAATATCAATTTTAAGCTAGCTAACAAGCCCTGCAATCAATTTTTGCTTGCTAGCTAACCATTTATACCAAAATTATTTTTAACGTTCAAATTCAGCTTGTATTCAAGCTATTTTTACACTACTTTAATTCGAAGTGAGGTGTATCGTGCATTTTCCAATTTCCGCCCCATTCAATATTAATATTCTTAGATTTTGCAACCGCTAATATGTGATTTGCTATTAATTTCAATTTTTTCTCATCATACCCTTCTTCAGATGTAAATTTTCTGTACACACCGTTCTCAATAACTCCACAAGGAAATATGTCAACTGCATGTCCGTATCCGTCAGCTTTGATTTGATGATTTGATTTTGCTTTTTTCCCATCACAATTTGTTACAATTCTACCTGGCTTGCTTCTTCCGATTTGATACAAAGCAAATTGTTCTTCTGCTGTTCTTGCTCCGTCTGTTATTCTAAAATCAAATGGGCTATTTTCAATTGCAGCTTTCATTACTTCAACAAGTTTTGGGTGGACCTTTTTCATTTTGTCCAGACTTGATTGAGTAAAAGAATATTTTTTATTCTCTGTTACTGTATTTTCCTTATCCCAATCTTTCAAATACTCCTCCTTTCTCTGAACTCTGTTTAGCCAACCTGTCAAAAATCTTTCTTGCGTTCTATCAGCTTCAACTTTTCCTTTGTAATAAATTCTCTGCAAGTTGTGATAAACTTCCAAAAATTTTTCAGGATCTACTGAATTTATTGCTTCTAGTGTTTTATTTCCAATTATTCCATCTGTGTCTAAGTTTGCATTTGTAAGCTGATTTATAGTAATCTGTGCGTTTTTGATTCCGTTTTTGCCACTATTCACAGCCCAGTCGCATATAGATAGTGCTACTTTATCATTTGCAATTTTATCTAGCTTGTTTCCTAAATAATATTTTTTTAGATATATATTTTTCGCAAAATCTATTGTTAAATCTTGCATATCTCCCTTATATCCAAAGTCTCTTGCTTCTTCTTCAATGATTCCGTATTTTGTTTTTCCTCCCTTATCATTCTTATCATTTGAATATCCTCCTTCGACCATTAGCAAATAGTCAAATATTTTCTCGAATCTATCCATTTAAACCACTTCCCTTTCTTTAATTTCTTTTGTATCTTTTTCTACTGTTTCAGTTGTTAAAACAATATTTTCATCTTCAAACGCAGCGTCTGTTACTTTTAATAATTTTCCTTGCTCCATAATTTCAATTCCAATTAAATTCCTTATATCCATTTTCATTCCGCCTTTCTTCCTAGTAATTCCATATCTTTTAAATATCTATATAATTTGGCTGGACTAAACTCACTAGCCTTTAATTTCTTTAAATTATATGTTAGACTTTCGTCCAACCCCTTGTTAATTAGATGTATGCACAATTCTGAACAAAAATATTTATCCTTATGCTCAATTCCCAATTTCAACAACTGGCTGAAAAATATAGCTCCGTAATCATAGCCTTTGCCTTTAAGCTTCATAAACTCTTTCAACACAACTGGCACTTCAATATGATTATTTAATTCAAAAATATCCATATTACCTTTATAAATAAAAGGTTTTATACGTACACCACCAGGATTTGATAAATATACATAATCATTATAGACGAATTCACAATGCGAGTATTTTCCTAACGTTCTTAATGTTATCAAAAAGCCTATAATGCTTTTTGGCTTATGGAAACATATATATAGCTTGTCTTTTTCTAACTGCATAAATACCTCCTAACCTTGTTTTATTTCACTTTCAAAAAGTTTATTGTACTCTATTTCAGAATTAAACGTTTTCAGCTCCTCAACTGTTTTACTTTCTAAACTATGTGATAGAGTTGTCTCGGCAACCATTGAAGTAGTCGTGTGTTTTCTCATTATTTCCGACATCTCTATGAACTTCTGCACCGAAACATTTACATACTTTTCGGATCCGTCCTCGGTATAGAACTTCCAATTACTGTACTCTGTATTCATTAAATCACCCATTACTTGAGTGAAATCCAGTTTTGCACCTTTGGCTATTTTGCCCATTAATCCAAGAATGAATTTCAAAACTAAGCTGAATAATATTTTGGTTATATTACTTTGGTCTATTGTCCTGTTATGTTGTAAATACTTAGTTCCTTTCACTTCAAACTCAAAAGGCTTTTTCTCCCTTTCAATTCTTAATTCATAAAGCTCCTGTTTTAATTTCTCAATCTTCTCTTCCTTCTTATAATTGATCTGATTATTTTCGATGTACTCAAATTCAGATAACTCAACAGTTTTGATTTTATTATTTTCTACAAGTTCATTATCTGCAAGAATGTATTTTCCGACCTTATATAATTCCTCTTTTGTCATTTCCCTTAATTTACCTTTTTCTAAAATTGGGTTGAGAAATTCGATTTCTGAAATAATATGATTTTCTTTGTTAAAATCTGGGAAAAATAAAGTTGGCTCTTTTTTGAAATCTTCTAAGTTTGAAATAATTGGTCTTCCGATTATCTCCAATGTATTTTTATCGTATATATTTATTATCATTTTTACCTCCTATATGATATAACTAACCGAAAATATTATGCTTGCTGTAGTTACAGTTGAACCTCTCCATTTAGCAGTTCCATCAGTCTGGATATAAATAGTTCCAGCTGTTCCGTTGAATTGCGATGCATTTACGGACAAAAAAGTTTTTGGTCGATAACCCTCAGGAATGCTAAAGATTACTGTATTATCGTTTGTGTATCTCAAAGTATCTCCACTATCAAATATGATAGTCACTACGTTTCCAACTTTTTGAACGATGTTACAAGTTGTTCTACCTTGTCCTGTCGCTTCAGAATGAACATATAACTTTGCCTGTTGAACTTTGTATAAATTTTCCACTTTGTCTGAAAGTGGCTTATTAGATATAGCCCTGAATTTAGAACTTTCATTGTACGTTAAATTAGTGTCCGCAATACATTCGTAATAAAATTTAGTCACACTATCAAAGTAAAATTTTCCTGTTGTCTTTGTTCCTGTGTCCTGTATGTTTCCGCCAAATTCTATCCCTAGAATTTCGGCTAAGCGGTTGCCTTCAAGGGCTGTACCCACTGTTGTGCCATACAATGTACTGTCTGATAAAACAAAAGAATTATTGCTATAATTTAACAAATATTCTTTTTTATCTTTCAATACTCCTTTATCCAATTTTCTCGCTGAATTTTCTTTAACTCTGTAAATCGGATATTCTACGCCACCCAATTTTAAAAATACATCATCGTATTGATTTTCTCTGTCTATTCTGATTAATAATTTTAATCCATCGAATACTCCAAATTCTTCAATTCCGACCAACATTACCTCATAAATATCTTTATTTGTACCTGATGTTCTTGTTGCGTTTAAAGTGTGTACCAGTCCTTTTTGTAAATCGTTCATAATTTGAGCCGTTAAAGTTGTACCGATTTGGCTTGCAGTTTCCTCACCTTTCCAAATGTGTCTCACTAATCCTGCTCCGACATCATTGGCGTTTTCAACTTTGTAAACATCCAAATTAGATCCTACCCAGTCCTTTATCTTTTTTAACATCTATCTTACCCCTTCCTGTGTAATTACGTTCATTCTAGCCAAATTACTTTCATAATTTTTTTGCTGCAAAATTTCATCATAAAAACTATCTTCAATATTTAACATTCTTTTTACCCCTATAAGTGCTCCATTTGAAATATAATTTGCTGTCTGCACTCTATATTTAAAATCAATTGTTATTTCAACTCCTTTTGCTCTTATTTCAAGCAAAATACTTAAAACGCTTTTTTTAACATATGTTGGCAATCTTTTATTCAAAACTATATAAATGCTTCCTGCTTTTTCCTTGTAAAACTGCGTTTCAAATTTTCCTTTAAAACTTCCATTTTTTATATTGAGATCAATATCTTTATTATTAGTTTTTACAATTCCTTCTTTAAAAATAAATATATTCTGCTCATAATTTTCAATTATAATTTTTAATACACTTATTATTGTTTCAAAAGTAGCGTTTCGGCTTTTTCTTGAAATTTCAGCAAGTATTCTTTTCCTGTATTCCTCATCATTTTCTCTTGTATTTCTTTTCAAATTAAACGATATTCCAAACTTATCCAAAACATATCCAGTTGCCTTCATAATATCCAGAGACTTTAGCAACTCATATATTCCTTTGCTCACTTGCCTTATTTCTTCTAAATAAAGCTCCAGCAAAAAATAATTATTACTCCCCCTATTCCTTTTATACATATGCGGAAACTTGCTGATTATTTCGTCTGTATATTCTTTGCTATCTTTATACAT